GCTGCTGAACTTCAAAAAAAAGTAAATGATGAAAAGTGGATTGAATTTTCCCAATGGTTCAAGGATATAAGAGATGACTGAAGAATACGGGAATATATCAGACGGGTTTCTACTTAATCCAGAAGAAATCCAAAACTTACGAGAAAACAAAAGGTATCTCACGGCACGAGCAACACAGAAACTCCGCAAACTGAAAGCACAACAACAAACTCAAGAACTTCTAAATGCCGCACACCGGGTCTCTGATGGTGGTGTTCCTCTGGGAAAACTTATTCGTGAGGGACACGACGACCCGATGGTTGCAAGAGTGAGATATGAGTATGCTGCTCTTTTGAGAGAACTAATCAATCAGTGTGGTTATGATAATTATAATGTAGATGGAGACCACGGGTTGCTTGTTGTGAATGTTCGTGATATACTGGGTATTATTGAGGTGCTGGAGGCATTATGACTGAACCTTATCCTGACGAAATGTTTGAGGAAGCAGAACGCAGAGAAAAGAGTAATCGTGTGCTTCAAAGGTATAATGATTTCCATAATCTTGAATGTTCTGGACTTCCTCACGGAACTCCTATCACACCAGAACAGCAACAAATTATCGCATTTCAGTCTATGATTGATGCTCTGCGTTGTGAGAACCTAAACAGGGAGTATAATGAGATTGCGATTGCTGATATTGAGGACTTGATTGAGGCACTTTATCAACAATCAATTTCATTCCTTAAAAAAGTAAAAGAATTCAAAGATAGTGCGGAGGGTGTAGCATAATGTTATCACCCGCAGATAGAATTGTAGAAGCAACGATGTGTTGTACTCTTCGTCCCAAAAAGAACGATAGGGAAAAAGTAATCTCCGCCGCACTTCGGTTTGTGATTGAAGAGTTTGAAGAATATCGTGAATTTGGATGTGGTGATATGGTAGTGAGTTGTAGAGACCTTTGGGAACTTATACACGAACTGGAAGACACAGAGACGATTGAAGAACCGGCACAAGACCTCACCAATCCCCCTGTGGATGCCTTATAATAGTCTCATAAGCACAAACACATTATGTCTCTTGATATTTCGTTGGAAATTGAAGTTGATACGGGAGCACCTGAACCTCATAAGGTTGAGTTGTATTCTGGAAACATCACTCACAACCTGAATACGATGGCAGAAGAAGCAGGCATCTATAAGTGTCTGTGGCGTCCTGATGACCTTTATGAAAATCCAACTGCTGATAAACTTATTCCACATCTTGAGGCAGGACTTCTAAAACTCAAATCTCATCCAGAACACTATAAGCAGTTTGATGCTTCTAATGGTTGGGGAACTTACAAAGACTTTGTTCCCTTTGTGGAAGAGGTGTTGGATGCTTGTAAGGAACACCCAAAGGCAAATGTTAGAACTTGGACTTGAGGACACTTGAGAAACCGGCACAAGGGCACTTCACAGGTGCCCTTTGATGCCTTATAATACTTTTATACACAAAGGAGGTTCTCCAAATGACTTTTCAACCTTACAATATCGTTTCCGGAACTCAAATTGTTCATAGTTTGACCGATGTTTATGAATTCACCGATGAAGCAGAGGAAATGGTTTATCGTGTAGAACTAAACGCAGACAATTCGGGAGTTTACATCCGTTCAAGTGAGAAAGCACTTGAAGAAGGTTCTAAAAACATCACCGAAGATATGTCTATCGGCAACAAAGAACTTTCTATTGTTGTTGCGAAAAGGATTTTGGAATTGTATGGAGTAAATTGAAATGACCACCATTAACAAACAGCACTGGGATGATTTGTATGCTCGTCTTCACGATGCTTATGTTGAATGTTTGAAGTATCATAATCCAACTTATGAGCAGAAACTTGCTCAAGTTCTGGACCATATGATTTCCAACAAAAAGTATTTGAACATCAAATGAACCTCACTCAACGACAACTGAATATTCTCACAGTCTCACTTACTAACTTCTATGATGAGGTTTGTAAGACAGGAACAACACCTGAAATGAAACAGGACATTATGGGACTCTGTAAACTGGTGAATGATGAGTATGCTAAATCTTTTGCTGAAACACTATGAAAATCACATTCAACGGGCACCAACAAACTGAACGACAAGTAGAACTCTCTCAACAAGAACTTTTTCAACTCTTTGAGGTGATGAAGGAATCACTTCTTGATAATGTTGAGTATGGGCAATTTGAGGGATATTCTTTTTACAACGAAAAGACTATGAAGATTATGAAACTCTGTGAGACACATAATGTAGATGTTGCTTACACCAAAGACCGTCTTTCTTTCTTTACTGAAGTAGTCAAAAATCTACCCAATCCTTATCAATGACTGAAATAAAATTATGTAAGGATTGTAAGCACTATAAAAAAGATTGGTCTGCTCATATTACTGGTTCTGGGGACACATTTGATTTGTGCGTTCATCCACTTGTAACTGGAAATGTTGTGACTGGGAAATCTAATGGTCGTTATTGTGATACTACAAGAAGGTTTCACGAATGTGGTATCATTGGGAATCTCTGGGAGGCAAAATGACTGAAAATCCTGATGAGTTTGTGTTGGAAGATGTGAAGATGGTTCACTGGGAAAATATGACGGAAGATGTATATTGGTGCGGAATATACTTGAATGATGGAAGGATATTTCACCTTCATATTGGGGGTGATAATCTCAGGGTTTCTTTGAGTGATGAGACACCAGAATAAATAAGAACACAGAGAACTTATAAAATGTCGCTTGCTCACAGTCCCTCCATAATTACAAATGGTCTTGTCCTTTGTTTAGATGCTGCGAACTCAAAGTCTTATCCTGGTTCTGGAACTGCTTGGACTGATTTGAGTGGTCGTGGGAATAATGGAACTCTTGTGAATGGTGTTGGGTATAATAGTAGTAATTTAGGGTCTATTGTGTTTGATGGCAGTAATGATTATGTAACTTTGGGAACACCAAGTTTATTAAATGGAGTTCAAGTTCCGATTACAATATCTATGTGGGCAAAAGCAAATTCTTTTTCTTCATCTAGCACATTGTGGGGAGTTTATAAAGCTGTTTCAGTTGGTCAATTGTACAGTCTTTTAAGAGTTGATACTGGAAATTTAAGATATTTTGCATCAAATTCTGGGGGCGGATTTCAATTTAATGGTACTTTAACCCCGTCTGCCAATGTTTGGAATTTTTATGCAGTTACTGTATCTGGGTCAATAGCATCTCCATCAGTAACCATATATTTAAATAATTCTTCTCAAACTTTTTCTTATAGTTCTTTATCTTCTTCACCAGATTTAAGCGTTGACTTTAGAATTGGTGGAAATCAAGCAATAGTATCTGAGCTTTGGAATGGAAATATTTCAAATGTTTCTTATTATAATAGAGCACTCTCCGCAACAGAAATCCAACAAAACTATAATGCCCTTAGAGGCAGGTTCTCAGTATAACATAAATATAAAAACGAAGAGGTATTGAGAGAGAATGGGAATATCTTATAATCCTTCCATAGTTTCATCGGGATTGGTACTTGCTTTAGATGCTGGGAACCCTAGGTCTTATCCTGGAACTGGAGAAATTTGGACTGATTTGAGTGGTAGAGGCAATAATGCAACAAGAACAAATATTGGTGGGTATGGAGGTCAAGTAACCTATAATTCTTCTGGTTTTTTTGATTTTAGTATGAATACTCCTACATCTTATGCTACTGCTAGTGATGGTAATGGTTTTACTATGTCTAGCGTTATTGTTCCAACGACTGGTTCTTTTACTTTAAATACATTTGTTAGAAGAAACATATCAGTAAAAGCAGCAGGGGATAGAGAAACTATTTTTAGTAATACTTCAAGTTCTGATGGGTGGAGGTTTGGTATGACCGATACTGGTGGGGTATATTATTTAATTGGTGGTGTTGGTGGTTTTGGATATCAAGAAGGTGGTTTGGGTGGTTCAACTTTAAATAATGGAAACTGGCATATGATGACTGCAGTTTTTGATAGAGCAGCACAACTTGGAAGTTATACAATATATGGTTATGTTGATGGTATTGTTTCTGGAAGTGTGGCTATTGCCGCTGGTGCTGGCGGAAACGTTGCCATACCCACATATGAACCTGGAATTGGATATCGTGGATGTTGTGATATTTTTGCTGGACAAATATCAACAATGTCCGCATACAACAGAGCACTCACAGCAGCAGAAGTCCGACAAAACTTTAGTGCTATTCGATCACGTTATGGAATCTAAATATCTAAAAAAACTATGTACGAATCAAGAAACTTTGCAATCTTCTCAACAACAGAAATTGATAAGATTGATTTCTCTCAAGTATGCGAAACTTCCGCAGAAACACTTCGCATCAGCACAGATGGTACTAAAACTTTCGTAAAGTGGGACCAAGGACCTTATGACCCAACACCTTATGAAATCACAAACGCAGAGACAAACGAAATAGAAACAATCATACCACAAGAACCACAACCACCAAGTTTTATTAGTGAACTCACAACACTTGAAGGGATTTATAGTTACACAGAGATTTTAGAGATATTGAGTGGTGAGGAATGGGTGAGTATTATGGAGGGTATGTAAGGTGGCTTGTGCTGCGGGTCCTGATGTAAGTGAGAGTGGTTTAGTATTAGCACTTGATGGTGCAAATACAAAAAGTTATAGTCAAAATGTTTTTCCTTATCCACTAGATGGATATTCTTGGGGAACCAGTGGGCATCAAATGACAGTATCCAGAGATACTTCAACTTCAAGTCCAGTTGGAAATTCTCCCTTAAAACTAATAACATCAGGAACTGCTGCATATACTAATACATATAATTCACTCCCATTTACTTTATCTCCTGCTGCACAAGGACAAACTTGGACATTTAGTTTTTGGGTAAAAGGAAGTTCATCATTTTCAGCATCTATGCTAATATTTGAGTCCAACTCAAGTGGAAATTATATTGCATATGGACAACCTTATTATAGTGTAACTACAGAATGGACTCGTATTTCTGGTAGTTATACTATGACACAAGCAACTACTGCTGGAGTACAAGTTAGAATAGATTGTTATGTTAATGGTGTGACACTATGGGTTGATGGATTTCAGTTAGAAAAAGCAAGTTCTGCATCTTCATTTAATTCCATATCAAATACAAATGGAACCACTTGGAGAGATTTGATTGGTAATGGGAATACAGGAACACTGACGAATGGACCGACTTATAGTAGTGCAAATGGTGGTTCTTTGAGTTTTGATGGAACTAATGATTTTGTAACAACTGCAAATACTACAATATCTGGAAGTCAAACTTTTTCAGTATGGGCAATGGTTACTGGAGGACCAAATGCTCCTGCGGGAATTTTAACACAACACAATTATGCTTCAACAGCAAATTTTGGAATTAATCACGTAGGTGCAAACAAACTTGCACCTTCAATTGGGTATACAAATGGAACAAGAGAATATGATGCTAAAGTGACAAATTTTATTATTACCAATGATGTTATTTTTAACGCAGTTTTAGTTTATAACTCATCGGAGAATAAAATTTATTGGTATATAAATGGTCAGTTAGATTCTTCTTATATACTTTCAGCAACACCAAAATCAACAAACTATCCAATTTGTTTGGGTAGATGGGATGGTGGTTACGGAGCTTATTACTTTAATGGGAGAGTATATTCTGGAAATATTCACAACAGAGCACTCACAGCACAAGAAGTCCAACAGAACTATAATGCAACCAGAGGAAGGTTTGGTATCTAAAACCACTTCTCAAACTGTCCACCAGACTCTTCACGGGGTCCTTTTTTTATGCTATAATACATTCATACACACAGAAACCTGATGACTTTGGAAGAATTCTTTGAGATGGTTACGAACACTATTGCGGAACCTCATTCACAAATTTGCGAACACGATAAACGCAGAGCAATTCGTGTGTTTCTTTATCTTGATGAATTTATGATAGAGAATGTGCCCGAGTATTGTGGTGATACAGAGTTAGGTGAGATTGACTTTGGTTCTTATGCTGCTGAACAACTTGATATTCTTGAAGGAAAATGAAGACTTGGTTTGAAGATGCTTGGTGGTCCTGGGGTAATTGTATTCACTTTCGTCTTGATTATAATGACCGCATAGACCGTTGTGCCTTCTGGGAAGAGTTGAATATAGGTTATTATCAAATGCAGGATGAATACATAATGTCTCAACCAAATTTTGACCCTTATAATCTATCAGGCAGAGACCCTTATTATTCTTATGTAATGAGTAAAAAATGGTTTGAGAAGTTATGGGGTAAGGGTGTCAAACCAGAGACGATGTATGTATCTCAAGAAGCATATGATACACTGGTTGAAAAAATAAACAATCCAGACCCAGAACAAATAGAGTCTTTGAGAAAACTTATGAATCGCAAATCCCCTTGGGAGGTAGAAGAATGAACCGACAAGATTATTACAGAGCAGTGCTACTTGGTGTTATAGTTGGTATGGGATTCCTTTCTCTATTAGTGTTGATAAATCCGGGAGAGGATGTAAAACCAGTAGAACCAGACCAAAAGTTTGAGGTGGTGGATACTTATAAAGGATGTGATGTGGTACGATATACTCCTGATAATTCTGCACGATACACTTATTTCTTGGATTGTAACAAATGAAACATCAACAGAAAAGAAAGAAACACACTAATCATTCTATGAGTAGTGGAAATGGTGTTCCTTGGGCAACATCTAAAATATTTACTAGTGTATATTGTAAGCACTTAGATGTTAGGGGACCTGGATTTACTGAACTTAATAAACCAAAAAGTGAAGTAATTCCAACAATATTTAAAATCATTAAAAGAGATGACTGACACAATTGATTCTGGCACATTAGAGGATTGGTTAGGTGAAGAACCTGCACCAGATAAACTTGAATACTTAGAGCAACAAAACAATCGTCGTATTGAGATTAAAAAACTCTTTGATGAATGGTTTGATGAGATGGAGGGTTATTCCTTTCGTTCAGAACGATTCTGGGATGACTTTGATTATGCCAAAGAAAGTGGTGATACAAGAAATATTAAAAGGTGGTTGCGAACTGCATTCGAAATAGGGTATAATGAGGGGCAACGACTTTATGGTGGATCGGAGTAATATTATTCATAAAACCATAAGAAACCTTTGTAGGTATATTTGTTGGGATTGCGTAGACTCTTTAACAAACCACTTCCATTACTACCATCACCTATCTGTCGTATTGCCTCACTAATGCTTTCATAATGAACTTCAACGTGAGTCACTTTATGTACTCCTTTGACTGATCGTTTATGAGTTTTTGTGTCTAATACTTTCCATCTGTATCCATAGTAGGTATTACCTTTCTTTGCGGCATTTAATACGTTACTGTTTCTTTTTTTATCTCCCGTAATTTCTAATGCAGCAGCTCTGGCATTCTCCCATTCCTTAACTTCACCTGTTTCAATATGTGTACCCTGAACTCTGATACTTAAACATTTACCGGTTGATCTTTCTTCTGGTTTAATTTGTCTCCAGGTTGATTTCTTTTCTTTTATTACAACAACAGGTTCTTCAATAATAATAGGTTCTGGTTTCTTTTTGGGTAGAGGATCATTATATTCTGGTTTATATTGTTCAAACCAATAAGTTACCTTATCTTCCAGTATTTTCTCATCACATTCATCAATCTGTTTAATCATGAACTTGTGTAGTCCATATTGACGGAATGCTCTGTGTATAAGTTGAGTGGACATTCTGTTTGATGCCTGAATGTGATTCTGCCATTCTTTATTCATCGACAGTGTGGTTGCATTCAGGTACTTGTGCCCCGTTTCTTTGTTGATGATGACGTATACTATACCCTGTGCCATATGTGGTGTATTGCAAAGAACGATTATAGTATTGTATGTATGTTATTATAGTATTGCAAAGAACGACTATAGTATTGTGAGGGTACTCTTTTGTTATGATTTGCTTATATTACTGATAGTGTTGTGGAAAAACCTGTGGAAAACTGGTGTATTCTGGGGAAAATGTGTTAGAATACTTATAAAATACTTATAAATGCTGATAAAATACTTATAAATGTGTGTTCTTATGAGTTAAATGCTTATAAATGTGTGTTCTTATTGCAACCTTTACCTGTATAGCATAAGAATCGCAGTTTGTCAAGCCCCACCCCCGCCAAAATACTCTGAGACCCACACAAATTCTCGACGAGACCTTGACAAATCTCATAATCTAGTCTAGAATACTCATAAGCACACAAAATCTAGTCGAGAACGCATATATACATACAACAATCTCGTCGAGAACACACTTGCAGCTCGTCGAGATATGTGCTACAATCATCTAGTACACATACACATCTCGAAGAGCTATGTACGACGACTACGATCTCGACTATACATACACCATCGATGCATCATATGATCTCGACGGGTATACACTAGATCTCGACGAGGATTATGCGCGAGATGCACATGATTACGAATCACTTGCATATCGTCACTATGCATGATATAATCTAGTACACACACAACGAGACTCCTATGATTGCCCAGAAGCGCCTTGTACGGGTTACATTAGACATTATGTGCTATGATGACCTAGATATAGAAACAACCGACTGGAAGGACCTTCTAGACCTCGAAGGTGACGAAGATGTCTATGCTAGCATAAAGGAACTCGAACCGTGGGTGTAATGTGCCACTTCATTAATTGGCACAAACTTATATAAATAAAATCACTTGAGTTCTTATATCATAGAGCAGCACTTGAACTCTCCTGCGGGATACAGAGTCAATCTGACAGAATATAAGAAACTAAGTATCCCTTAAATATCATCTAGGCGGACAGGGTTTAACTATAGGTTTCCCACGGCGCCGAATATAGCGAACAAACGAAGATTACCGAACTGAATATAGTTATCTCGTGTTCTTGAAACGATATCAAGAATAGGAGGATTTTTTAGTATCCGGATATAATGATGTGACAATTCTCGAACTGGCACAAGACCCCTAGACTTCCTGCCTAAACCCTGATATTCTACATTCATACCTGAGGAATTCACCGATGCAAACTTGGTATCTGCAAGTCCAAGATTCAGAGTATAATGTTCTACTACTCAATCAAGAGATTGGCAATTATAAAAAGTATAACAAATGGATAGAGAAGAAGATTGATGAGATTATCTTTCGTCAGTATCCTACAGCGAAACGTTGGGAAGTTAGGACTAATCCTTATACTTCCAGAGTTGTGATGTGACACTCTGAGAACTGGCACAAGGGGGGTTGCGGTTCTCCACAATCCCTGATATATTACATTCATACCTGAGACACCAAATGGTTTTCGTCATTTCCGAACTCAACGGTTGCACTTACAAACTGGATGCAAACAATCAGCGGGTCCTAATGTATGCTCCGCTGCTATCTGATGGTTCATATGAAACTGCAGGGTCTGCATATGATTGGGTAGAATGGGACCGTTTAGACCCTGATGTTCTAGAAGAAGCAGACCGTATTCACAAACTGTTGCTGGCAGAGGTATGATTATGAACTACGATAATTTCTGGAAGAATGTATTAGGGCAGGAAGATTGGGTTAATGTATTAGGGCAGGAAGATTGGGTTAATGAACTAGTCAAATGGGAGAATTCTCATCCAGAGTATACACCCAACACACCAAGGAGAATTGATACTGTGCCACTTGAGGAACTGTCACAAGACCCCTAGACTTCCTGCCTCAATCCTGTTATTCTACATTCATACCAAACAAATCCAAATGAAGATTATCTACACCCGACAGAATGCCGATGGCAGTTATGATCAGTGTGGAATGAATAATCAGCGTTTGACTAGTCACTACAAGACAACTTCAGGGTTTCTTCGTTATGGCATCCCGAGCAACTTCTATGGTAACACTTTGAAGTTGGAAGTGTGGTATGGTGATAACATCTACCGCAACCCTGACAAGACGATGTTTGTGACAGTCTAGGAAGTGTCACAAGGGGGTTGATTAATCCCCCAAAACCTGTTATTCTACATTCGTACTCAAGCAATTCACCAAATGACATTCGACCGTGACCAACTCGTTGAAGATTACGTCCAGCAAATGATTGAGAGTATGGATTACAAAACTATGGAACGTTTTGTTTATGATACTATGGTAGAAAATCTTACCGATTATACTGATGAAGAACTGATTACAGAGGTTACAGAATACAGTCCAGAACTGTTGGAGGATGTGCCAGTGGCATAAGTGGCACAAGACCCCTAGACTTCCTGCCTCAATCCTGTTATTCTACATTCGTACTCAAGCAATTCACCAAATGACTATCACGATGACTGCCAACTACAAAGAAGTTCTGAAACTGGAAACTGTTGAGTTCATTGAGGAGAACTGTGTTGAAGGTGAGTATGATTTAGATGATGCTCTCAAGTTTATTGATGAGCACAATGAGGATGACTTCGTGGCATATTATGATGAGTATGTTCGTGTTGGTGAGAATATTGGTTATGATGTAGTTGATGCCTTTATTGAATATCAAGGTAGTGTTTCGTATGTTGAGCACGTAGAAGATGCTTATCGTGGGTGTTATGCTGATGGTGCTGACTTCGCTGAAGAATTCTATAGTGACCTCGGTGATGTTCCTTCTGGTTTGGTAATTGATTGGGAGGCAACTTGGCAGCAGAATCTATCATATGACTTTGACTTCGTGAATGGTTATGTGTTTAGTTCTTCGTTCTAGAGTATAATACAGAGAGGAATGAGTTTGCCTCTCTATAAGCAAAAGTTACTCCTGTGGTGATATCATATTAATAGGGTTATGGGTGTTGTATGTGAGGAGGGTGTGGTGACCTTCCTCATTTTTTTTATATAATCCTAGTTTTGTCAAGGTCTCCTATGCCAGTTCGTAGAGTGTCACAGACCCCCTTGTGAGACCCCACAAACCCTGTTATATTACATTCGTACCTGAGACACCAACCCGATGTTTGAAGAACTCTGGAGCGAGATTCAAGATGCTCCCGGTGAGATATTTGACCTGCCCGAACTTCGTGAACTTGATGAAGAAAAGTTCAATCTAAATGACTACCTAAACTCTAACATTGATTACTAAAACTATGGAAGTTCTAGAACTCAACCAAAATGAGATTCGTGCGCTGCTGGCACTCATTGAGTTTCATGATGATTATGAGGAAGTGAGTGAAGTTCTTTGCATAGACATTTCCAAACTCTATGACAAAATTAAGTCCATTCGTACCTATTGATTATGCCTGAGATTATGACATTCACTGGTGACGCCGTAACCTATCTGGGTTTGATTGGTGTCATCAGCACCGCAATCATCGTGGTTTCGGTGTTTCGTTCCTACTTCAATTCTCCCCTGCGTAAATGACAACCCTCACCCTCCAAGTTACTGAAGTTTCCTTTGATTTTGATGACTTAGACTTCACCCCCGAAGAACAACAAGCAGTGCTAGATGATGTGCTTGGTAATGTCTTTGAGGTTGAAGTTGATGATGGTTATGATGATGAAGTTGTTGCCGATGCTTTAGTTGAAGAGGTGACAGATTATGCCGGTTGGTGTGTCTGTTCTCTGGATTTCGTTCACGTTCTTAACACTCACTAATCAAACAAAATGACACTCAACAAAGCACAATTTCAACAATTCATTGATAATTATGCCAACCATATTATCGAAGGTTTAGATAATGATTCTATGGAGATTATGCTCTTTGATTTAATCACCTCAGAGTATGCAGACTATACTGAGGAGCAGATTGTGAATGAGATTACAGAGATTTATGGTGAGGAGTTTGCCATAGATTTGTTAGAATCTGCAACTGCTGTGCCAGTCTGACTAGTGGCACAGAGGGGGTTCCGCTGCCCCCTCCGACCCCTTATAATTGATTCATACCACGCAACCCAACCAATGCGGAAGATTGAAAAGATGATGAACGCTGCCATCACCAACGGTCGCAACTTCAGCAGCGGCAATACTACTGTCACTCACGAAGATGGCGTGGCAATTGTTACTCTTCACGGCAACAAGATTGCCGAAGTTGGTGATAATTTCGTCACTCTGTTTGATGGCGGTTGGCAGTCTGCTACCACCAAATCCCGCCTGAATGCTATTCTTCGTGTTCACGGGATTCAGGGTGAATGTGTATTCCAAAAGAACTTTAAATGGTTCATCCACAAGTTCATCGGGCAGGCAGGATCTTCCCCCGTGTTTAATGAGTGTGACTTTGTAAATGGAATGGTTCTGGTATAGTGCGACACTTGGGGAACTGGCACACGGTTCCCCCCAGACCCCCTCCTGACCCCTTACAATAGCAGTATGAAAAACACCCACCTCGAACACCCCGAAGATTCTATCCTGACCGGCGACCTGACCGTGTTGGATTGGTTCGTGAATCCCGGACCCCTGAGTGTAAAGATTGATGGAAGTCCTGCTATTGTTTGGGGCACCAATCCTGCCACGGGAAAGTATTTCGTGGGAACCAAAAGTGTATTCAACAAAGTTAAAATCAAAATCAATCACTCTCATGAAGAAATTGATGCAAACCATCAGGGTGAAGTTGCGCGTATTCTTCACGCTTGTTTTGATTATCTTCCTCGCACAGATACTGTCTACCAATGTGATTTTATTGGGTTTGGTGGTTCTGATGAGTATACTCCCAACACGATCACTTACAAGTTTCCTGAAGTAGTTTCTCAGCAAATCATCGTTGCTCCGCATACCTGCTACTTTGCAGAATCTGATTTGCGTGATGCTGTGGCGATGCCTGATCGTGCCATCTGGAATGACACCGACAGCGTAAAGTTTGTCAAACCTGATGCATACATCGCCCACAATCAGGAGTCCTTCGCTGATGTTGAGGAGGTTGTATCCTTTGCCCGGCAAGTTGCAACCACAGTAGAGTTTGTTTCTGACAAGCAAGCAGCAAAGATTAAGCAACAACTGAATGCCTGTATTCGTGCCGGTGATGCTATCATTGCCCAAGAGTTTGAGGATTTTAATTGTGACCCTAACCTGATTGGACTGTGGGCACTAGTGAAGTCCATCAAGGAAGATTGCCTCTTTATCTGTCGCAATTCGGGTCCTGCTGCTTATCTTGGTTATGACCGAATTGATGCCGAAGGTTATGTAATGTCCAATCAGTTTGGTATGTTCAAACTGGTCAATCGTGAGGTCTTCAGTTATGCTAACTTCAACAACGGGAGGTTTCAGGTCGCATAAGCAACGCTGATGGTTCGGGGGGTTGACCTGCCCCCCGTGCCGTGTCATACTATGTTCATAAGCAACCCACCCAAGCAAATGACCCTGAACGTTCTTCAAGTCGCTGCCCAACTGAAGGTCACCAACTTTTCCGCATTTGCCAAACCTGCTAAAAACAAAGGTTCACGGGGTCAACTGATTGAAACTGCTCTGGGCATTCCTAACAGTTCCAACCTCAAAGATTTGGTGGACGGTGAACTTAAGACTTTCACGGTTGGTGAGTCTATCGCCGTCACACAGTTGAAGCACTGCCTCTCTGAGATTCTGGAGGACGGTGTAACCTTTGCCGACAGTAAGGTTGGAGAAAAACTCTCTCAAACCATCTACGTTGGTTTCACCCGTGCCAACGATTATGTGGGCACCGAGGTTCTGAATCCTGAGACTCACCCTGAGCACTATCAAGAATTGGCAGAGGATTACACCTTCATTTGTGATACCATCCGAACTCTTTTCAACGCTGGAAAGCAACTGAGCACCATCACCGGACCTAACGGACTCCTGCAAATCCGCACCAAAGCATCTAAAACTAATGGTCGTTATGTTCCTCTGATGTTTGCAGGTTGCACCCTCAAAGATAAGGGTATGGCATTCTACCTCTGTGGTAAGTTCGGCAAGGAGGTTATCTGAATCAGGGGGGCAACTTAGCCCCTTTTTTTATACTTTTCTTTTTTTATTTTAGAGCTGCCCCAGTACCGACCGTTTGCGTCATCAGGGCGACCTTGCCCCTCTCTCCCTTGTCCCATTATCATAATGCCCCAGAAGCACCCTGCTGCCGCTGCTGTGCCACTTTCCGAACCGTCCACCACCTGCCCCCAGACCCCCCAGACCCTGTAGAATTATCCCATACCAAGCAACCCAACCGATGCGAATCGAAGTCCGCTACCAGACCCCCTACAACCAGACCGAGTGGCGCTCCCAGTTCTTCGGCACCCTTGACGAGGCGGAGAGGATGGTAGACTTCTACAAGTCCTGCGGGTCCCCCTCCCACATCGCCCCCAGCAGTCTGGCACAGTTCGCCCACCTGGCATAGTGGCACACCGGGTGCCTCTGGCACCCTCTCCACCCCTTATAATTGATTCATACCACGCAACCCAAGCAAATGCAAATCACTAAAGTCTACGCTGTCATCGGTGGTTGGGATTATGAAGGTGAGGACTTCAAATCGCTCCGCTTGTTTGACTGCTTCTCCACCGCAAATGCTTACCTTGTGTATCTTGAGGAGCAGGAGGGTTATGATTACTCCAAGATGGATGTTCGGGAGGTGAGTATGGAATCCGCCCTGATGTGTGCCGCCTGAGGAACTGGCACATCGGGTGCCCATGGCACCCTCTCCACCCCTTATAATTGATTCATACCAACCAACCCAAGCAAATGACCGTCACCACCTACCAGACCTGCCTGACCGACCAAACCTACAACGGTTGGACCAATTATGAAACCTGGAACGTAGCTCTCTGGATTCAGAATGATGCTTACGTTCAGGATGCTATCGAAGAACGTGATATCTGCTGCTATGAAGAACTGCTGGAATTGATGTATGATTGTGGTGCCAAAGAAACCCGCGACGGTGTGAAATGGACTGACCCTAAAATCAACCGCGCAGAAATCAACGGCGACGTTTTCGACTTCTAAATCTCAAGTCCTGGGGAATGACTCTAAACTTCTCCCACACTTTCATTAACATTTTTCATTCTACATTATGTCCCGCGATGTCCTTCTCTCACTCCTTGCTAAAGGTTCGAATGGTGAGCAAATTCTCCAAATTCTTGATTCAATTGTTGATGGGGTTTCTGATAGTGTCGGTCCTGATTCCGCTGCTAATCCTACTCTAAGTGAGATTCAGTTCTGATACCTAACCAATTGCCAGACTGGCACACGCTGCCCCAGACCGGCGCCGATGACCCTGTAGACTAAAGCATACCAAACGAACCGACCCGATGAACCACTATGTCGCTGCCGGACTCCTGCTCGCCGCCGCATTCATCATCCCCATCCTATGGGTTGCCGTAGGACTCCCCCACAACGGCAAAAACTTTGGCGAGTGGTGGTGGTAATCTGCCCCCATTCCGTGCTATGATTTCATCAGTTCCACCGACACCGACCCGAATGACCGCCTTCAACCCCTACGTCGCAACCCTGATTGAAATGGGATACGATGAGCAGGACTGCCGGAACGTCGCTGCCGCTGGTTTGGATGCCACCTATCCCCGAACCATCCACGGGAGGACCTTCCAAACCAAAGCAGAATACGATGAGGCACTGGCAGACTTCCTCAACGGAATCTGAGGGGTCTGACCCCCGACCTGCTACAATACTATCAACCGCAACCGCTTCTGATGACCCGCAACGCAACCGACGACCTGCAGCAGTTCCTGGATGACCTGACCCCAGAGCAGCGGCAGCAGATCGCTGATACCACCACTCAGGAATGGATGGATGCCCTGGGCGCTAGCGTCAAGGACCCGACCTTCTGGCAGGGTATCGGTGCCGCTTTTCTGGAGGGAATGGCACGGGGGTTTGACCAGCACCTAAACGACCGCTGACCTGCTACAATACTATCAACCGCAACCCCCCGATGGCATCACCAGTCAAGATTCGTGACGCTCAACGCCAACTCTGCAAGGCAGGCGCCACCATCACCCCCGGTAGCAAGCATCTTAAGGTCACCCATCCCACCATCGCCCAGACCTTCACTCTGCCTCATGGGGGCAGCAACGGGAGACCGACCCTCTCTATCGGAATGACCCATAAATTCCACAAGTTTCATGCCCTGCTGCTAGCGGCGCGGGATGCCGCCTGATTCTGTGCTATGATTCTCTCAGTTCCAAAGCAACCCACCCCGATGAACTCAAACCTAAACCGTGCTCTGCTGACCTGGTTTGACCCCACCAACGGTCGCACCATCACGGTTATTGCCAATGATGACCTACGCCAGTCGCCTGCTCAAATGCAGCTCTGGGTTGATTCAATGAACCGGCATCTGGTGACCTCTGGGGCATATGCCAACGGGTCGCGCTACCACCTAGGGTGAGACCCTCTGGGGGACCTTGACCGGTGCCCCCTCTATACTGTAGAATTCCAAAGCAACCGACACCTGACCCGATGACCTCTGCCGAACTGAACGCTGCCATTGCCTCTGGTGAAATGAAGGTCACCCGCCTGCCCCGCCGTGGTCCCCGTCCCGGTCAGGCAGCGATGACCCGTAAAGAGGACCTTGCTGCCCGCCATCTTGAGCGCCGCATCAAGCAGGGGTGGGTTTCCCTCTGACCCCATTCCGTGCTATGATTCTCTCAGTTCCAAAGCAACCCACCTAATGGCACTCTACAACCAAGCATCCGACCTCCAGACCCGCAGCACCGTATGGGTCGGAACTAAGGTCAGCAACCTTCCTAAGTTCAATGGCACAGAATGGGAAGTAAAGCAGGGGCATCAGGCAAACTCCCATACGCGGGGATGGGAGAATGATGGTCTGTCCGCTGTTGAGTTGGCAGACCTTCACACCCCGTTCGTGGGTTGGCAGGGTCCGGGGCATCAGCACTGGTGCAACCCCGAAGCGAAGCGTCTGACCTGGGTGGGGTGAGATTCGTGGGGGTGGGGTTCGTTCCCTGCCCCCCGATTCGTGGTATGATTCTCTCAGTTCCAAAGCAACCGACCCTGATGACCTTCTCCCAAATCCTTCTCAACGCTGCCGACGACAACGGGCAAATCAGGTGGAGCACCGCCTGTCAGGCAGCAAAGGAGCACGGTCTGTTCGATGACTTCCGGACTGAGTACGGGGTAACCTCTGCCTTCGGCGGGGTCGATGCCGGTGAGTTCCTGGTCTGGTTGGGGTACTGACCCCTACCCCTTGGTCGTTCGTGTGGGGGCAGTCTGGTCGTTCGTGATAGGACAGTCCCCTTGGTGCCGCGTCCGGGTCCCGCGCCCCCGTATATAAAAACGCCTAACTACCCTAACCTACAAAGTGTTACGGAAGCGAGAGATATATAAACACCAAACATAAAAATTTTTTTCGCTATATAAAAATAAAATAAGGTTTTATAAACACGAAGATGAAAAAAAATTCCGGAGAAATTTTTGAGTCCGTACAGGTTGATCCAATTACAGGAAAATATTTTGTGATTATTCCCGAGCAAATTATTAATGAACTTTCTTGGTATGAGGATACTGAAATTAAATTCTCATTAGATGGAGAAGAAGTCATTCTCTCAGAAAAAGAGTAATTGACAATAGATACATAATGATGTATGATACTGAAGTAACTACTTTCAATTATGGCTAAAGGATTTACCGTAAAAGCAAACGCCCCCGTGGCATCAAATAAAGAAATTGAGTGGGATTATGAACTCGCAAAAGAAATGGTGAGAGGCAAATCAATTGTCTTTTGTCTTCCTGGAAGAGGAGTCTCATATGCCTACCTAAAGAGTTTTGTTCAATTATGTTTTGATCTTGTACAGAACGGTGCAAGTATTCAAATCTCCCAAGACTATTCATCGATGGTAAACTTTGCAAGATGCAAGTGCCTTGGTGCAAATGTTCTTCGTGGACCTGACCAGCTTCCTTGGGATGGAAAACTTAAGTATGATTGGCAACTTTGGATTGACTCTGATATTGTCTTTAATACTGAAAAATTCTGGCAACTTGTTCTGATGGATAGGGATATCGCATCGGGATGGTATGCAACAGAAGATGGGCACACCACATCAGTCGCTCACTGGATGGAAGAAGATGACTTCCGTAATAATGGTGGAGTTATGAATCACGAAACTGTTGAGAGTATCTCAAAGCGTCGTAAACCATTCACCGTTGATTATGCAGGATTTGGTTGGTTACTGATTAAGCACGGAGTATTTGAACACTCCGAAATGAAGTATCCCTGGTTTGCTCCCAAGATGCAAGTCTTTGAATCCGGAGAAGTTCAGGATATGTGTGGAGAAGATGTATCATTCTGTTTGGATGCAAAGGAAGCAGGATTTGAAATTTGGTGCGATCCTCGTATTAGAGTCGGTCACGAAAAGACAAGAGTGATTTGATGTCTAACGAATCTTACAATATAATCTGTAAGGGTCGTAAAATTTATTCCAATCTTACAGAAGAAGAATACTTTAATACTATGGAGGATCTGTCGGAACAATTTTATCAGACAGGTTCTCCAAATCCAAATGAAATTGAAACTGAAATTATAGGAGAAAATTAATGGCAATTAAAAAATCATCGGGTGGTGGAAAGCAGGTAATCGAATCTCTTCCCAAGAAGACCAAGCAAGGTTGTGGTGCTCATACTAAGTATTCTGCTACGTCTCGTAATAAAGCTCGTAAAAGATATAGAGGTCAGGGATAAGGGATGACTCCTGATTTAACACTCTACACCTACCTAGCACCTAGTAAAGTCTGTGCTGGAGTAGGTGTTTTTTCTTTAGTGGATATTCCAAAAGGAACAGTCATATTTGAATCAAATAAAAAAATAAAAATATCTTGGAATTCGATTTCAGATAACATTCACGGTAGAGTGAAATCAATCACTCTTAATGATGATGAAGGATTCTGGATTGATTGTGATCTCAACAAAACTTATGGTGCATATTATATTAATCATACACTTTATAATGAAAATGTAAAATATAATTATGAAAATGGATCTTGGTACGCATCTAAAGACATTTCTAAAGACGAAGAACTACTTAACACATACCAACAAGAGGAAATGAATTGGCTTACTTAAATCATAGTTTACCAGATTGGTCTTGTTACATTCGTAATGAGTTTCTTTATAATCAGAATAAAGGTCATGGCGAAGTAACTAAATGTGATGTTCACTCTGTGGCAAGTATAGAAAAACGTGTACCTCTTTTCGAAGCATTCTTAGAGAATGGTGTAAATTGGACTAGAAGACCTTTACATGCCTTTTGTTGGGATTCGAATGCAGAAATAGAACCCTTAGAAGACATTATGTATTGGGACTGCTTTTCACCT